TTCATCTTCATCTTCATCTTCATCTTCATCTTCTTCGTCTTCATCTTCATCTTCATCTTCATCTTCATCTTCATCTTCTTCTTCGTCTTCATCTTCTTCTTCATCTTCGTCTTCATCTTCTTCGTCTTCTTCTTCATCGTCTGAAACAGATATTTTTTCTCCTAAATTAATTTTTTTGATTTTATCAAATTCTACATATTCTGTTGTAATATTTTCATCATAAATATTATTACTTCTATTAATTGAATTATTCATTAAACTAAAATGTTGCATTTGAATATTATAATTCATAATAAAGTTTTGTAAAATTTTACCATGCTCAATGAGACTTTTTTCTAATAAATTAAGTCGTCTATAACAATATAACATGACTCCTCCACTTATTAATAAAATTAATCCTAATGTTAATAAAAATCCGGAATCTATAAATTTAAATAAAAATGACATTTATATTAATGTATAATGATATTATTTTAAGTATTGTTTAACGAATAATAATATTTAATTCTTCATATTTATAATAATATTTTCTGGATAATTTAAATCTTTAAGAACTTTCATAGCTCCTTTTACTTTTGAAATACCTTTTTTAATTTTATAAGTATATTCAAAATCTTTAGAATTATTATTTACTTTCATATAGAAATTATTGTTTTGTTTATTTAATTTTTTACACAATTTAGTATAGTGAGTTGTTAAAACGTAATCTATATTATTAAATTTATTTAAATAATTTAAATAACCATATGCACTATTAATGGCTTCATCTGGATTTGTTCCACTATATAATTCATCAAAAACACAAAAGTGATTTTTAGTAGAATTATTTTCTATTGCTTCTAATATATTTTTGCATTGCCGTGCTTCTGCTTGATATAAACTATCACGTCCACCAGTATCGGGAATATTTATATAACAATGAATATAATCATATATTTTTACAGAGGCACTATTAAAAAACCCACATCCTATTTGTTGAGATAAAATAATATTGAATAATGTAGATTTTAGTAATGTAGTTTTACCAGATGCATTTGGACCAGTTATAATAATATTTTTATTAAGTGCATATGAATTTTTAACAATTTTGCATTTAGCTTCATCGCATTTAGCTTCGTTCTTTTTAATAATATTTAAGTTGGCAAAATAAGCATCATTAAAAGAGGTGGGTTTAGAATTATCATATGTGCAATAATTCAAAACTTTAGTATTAATAAAGTTTTGCAATGTTTCTAAATTTTTCAAATAACCATTAAAACCAAATGAAAAATATAAACTGCTAATAATATTTGTATCTTTATTTAAACAGTAAAAACATTTCATTAATTGTCCTAATTCTACTAATTTATTGATACTTAAAGAATATGGTGTTATTTTATTTAATTCTTCTAAATAATATGTAAAAACACTTATATTTTTATTAATAGCATCATTGAAAGATTTGTAATTAATTAAATCTTTTGAATATTTTAAAAAATTCTTGTATTTATTCAAAGAACTTATTATATAATGTTTTATATCATACAATGTTTCATGAATATATTTGATATTTGTAAAGTATTTAATACAACTTGTAAAATTTAAATACATTTGAAAAATATAAAATCCAAAACTAAAAAGCAAATAAATTTTATTTGTAAAATTTGTATTGCTAAATGAAGAAAACAATTGCCCTATAATATGATTAGCAAATACCTTTTTCAAATGATCAAAATATAGTTCAAATGTTATTTTATGACCTTGCAATTTAATTATAAAGAAAGGGAGCAAAAGAAATAATATTGGAATAAGCAAAGAAAAAACAGGTGAAGAAAGATTATATATACTTAAAACCTGCAAGCATAAACTATTATTATTAAAATTACTCAATAATGGTATATCAATATATTGATAATTATTTATAAATCCATCATCATATATGACATCTACACATTTATTATATAGTAAATCATCTTGAACTATTGTTTTATTTTCGCTAAATTCTACTTTTTTAAAACTATTATAATTCTTTAATAATGATTGAGTTTCTAATAAAAAATCCACATTATTTGTATAATATTTGGACCATCTACTAATAATATTTTTTTCAAATATATTTGTAGGATTGAAAACATGATAATATAAATTGTATGCATCATCATCTATAGTAATATTTGACGTTTTTTCTTCACAATTATTACTATTTTGATTATCTAATTTTTTAAAGTCATCATTTAAGGGGGTTTTTGTTTTTACTAATTCTAGATCATTAACAATATTATTGCTTAGCATTTGAATATATGAAGTATCTAAATATTCAATAGGTAACTTGAAGCAATCTATATATTGTTCTTTATTATTCAAATTGGTATCTTCGTAAAAAGTAATTAGTGTGTTAATTAAATTCATTTTATTAATAATAATAACAATTACTTTATAAATATTAATATAACGAAAATAATTAATATAATTAATATAATGAAAATAATTAAAAAAATATTACTATAATTTATTAATATTATAATATTAATGTTAATTTATGATACACAATTTATTAATAATTATTATAAAACTTTGGAAGACGAAAAATTAGAGCAATCAATTCAAAGTTTATTAAATACTATATTGGTAACAATTAATAATGATATGTCATTAAATACTTTTGAACAAGAAATCGATAATAAATTAAAGAAAAAATCAAAATATAAGAAATATGATAATTATAATAGTGCTAAAGACTTCAGCAATGTTAATAAACTCAACAAGTTTAATACACTACAAACAGTTAGTGTAAGGAAAGTTCCAATCGATAAAACTAAAATAAATATTGCTAAAAGTAATATTAAGGCATTATTAAATAAATTATCTCCATCAAATTATAATAAATTAGAAAAAGAATTTTTAGTTATTTATAATGAATTGCTTGATTCGAGCATAGAAGAAAATATGGATGAATTATATTCGATGGATAATTATATTATTGATTACATATGTTATAATAACATATCTTATAGTTCAATATATGTTAATATATTTTTTTCATTACTTGCTATATATTACACTAAAAATTATAAATTAGAAAATATATTTTTATATAATTTGTTAAAAGAAAAATATGAAGATTATTCTAATTTTGAAAAATATATAATTAATACTAACAACAAAGAAGAAGACGAGTTTACACTTAATAAAACAAATGATAAATATAAGTGTTTTTTAATTTTTATAACAAATATTTATAAAAAATTTTTTGTTTATGAATCAGAAAATACAAAAAATACAGAAAATACAAAAAATACAAATTATATGTCCAATTTATTTATTAATACACATATTATTGAAGAATTTATTTTGCTATTACATAAATTTTTCATAATAAATTTACAAATTGAGAAAAATAGTGCTTATTGTGAAAATATATTAGAGTTTTTAATAATATTATATAATGAATTATTTAAAGAAATTAAAATTATAAAAAAAATAGATTCTAATTTAAAAATATATGAAAATATTAATTCGCTATTAACTAATAAAACCAATTATGTTTGTTTTACAAATAAAATAAAATTTAAATTAATGGATATTCAAGATAAATATAAAAAATATATATTAATATAATATTATTAATATAATAGTTTAAAAATACATTTATAAAAATAACTAATATATATAATGATTACCTCTAATATTGATAGCAAAGTAGAATACACTATTACAAATAATATTGATAAATCAGATTTGAATCATGAAGCATTTGTATATAATGCTAAAATATATAATAAGCATATAAAATTTGTTTTAGGGACACCTAGATTAGAATTTTTAAGTAATAATATTATGTATTTTAATATTTATTTAGCAAATAATGGTTCAGTCATATCCAAAATAGGTATATATGAGACTAATAATACAGATTATACTTCATTATTAGATTCTACTGGAGATATTGATTTAAATAAGATGCACGAACCAATCATATTTCCTTTTGCAAAACCATTAATTATTAATAATTATGAGTTGATTGATAAATTTGAAACAATGTCTAATGCTAGTGATTTTAATAGTGACACCGATGATACTAGTACTATTATTGATTCAGACGAAGAAGACGAAGACGAAGACGAAGACATTAATAGCAGCATTAATGATAAACCAGAAAAACTAGTAAGTGAAAAATATGATTTAATGGAATTAAATAGTCAAACAAAAGAAGAAAGTGATTATGAAATTAGCAAATATGAAGAAGATCCATCTCATAAATGGATTAATAAATATTTAAGAAGCAATAAATATGATATTTTAGACAATGAAGGAGGTGGAGATTGTTTTTTTGCTATTTTACGGGATGCATTAAGAAGCGTTAAAATTGACGTAACAGTCCAATCTATACGTGAAAAATTAGCAAATGAAGTTGATGAAGAAATATTAACAACCTATAAAGAATTTTTTGGATTATTTTATAATAATATGAAATCAACCCAAACACAATTAAAAGAATATAAAAAAAAGCATTTAACATTAAAAAAAATGATAACAGCAACTGCAGATGGTCCAGATAAAATGAAAATGATTAGTGATGTTAAATCTAATTTTGATACTATGTCTGCTGTTAGTGATCAATATAAAGAATTAGAGGAATTAATAAAAGAATTTGAATTTATGAAAGATGTAGAAACAGTAGATGATTTGAAAAAAGTTATTATGAAAGTAGGAGGCAAATATTGGGCAGATAATTGGGCATCGGTTACATTGGAGAGATTATACAATGTTAAATTTATTGTGTTATCGCAAGATCATTTTTTGAATGGTGAAAAAGAGTTAGTTTTACAATGTTCTGAAGCCGATAAAAAATTACAAGCACAAGGTGTTTTTGAACCATCATATTATATAATTACCGATTATATTAAAGGCGTTCATTATAAGTTAATAACATATGATAAAAATGTAAAGCGAGGAGCATTTAAATTTAATGAATTGCCGTATAGAGTAAAAGAATTAGTTTTAGAAAAATGTATGGAAAAAGATGCGGGTTTATATGTTTTAATACCCGATTTCAAAACATTTGCCAATAAGAATGGGGTTCAAACTTCAACCATTAGTAAAACTAGTAATTATGATTCTTTGGTAAATACTAAAACTCCTAAATCACAAGATTATGATGATTCAATTATTATTCAAATATATAGCAAATCTAAGCATGAAAAAGTAGGTGAAGGTAGCGGAGAATCTATTAAACCAGAAATGAAAACATTAAAAAATATTTTAGATTTAAATAGCAAGAAAAAATATCCAGATTGGCGCAAAAAATTAGATAATGATTATTTAGTTTCTAATTTAATAATTGATGGTAACAATTGGTCTAGTGTAAAACATTATATGTTAGGTTCTCGATTTAAAGAATTGGTTGACCTATATGGAAAATTTATGAAAAATGGAGAAGTTGGAGCAAATAATGAAGAAGCACTAAAATTATATAATTCTAATATTGTCAAAAAATCTGTAAAGAGCGTAATATTAAACGATGAAGAATTTAAAAAAATAGAGTCTAGTTTATTGGAAAAAGCATTATATGCCAAATTTACACAAAATGATGAATTAAGAGAAATTTTAAAATTAACAGGTAATGCCTTAATTAATATTTTTAAACAAACAAAAGGAGCAAGTCCGGCATTAGAATTAATGAAAGTTCGCAAATTAATAAATAAGTAAGTATTTTTTTAACACCTTTTCTCATTTCAAACGCCTGTTTTTTCTGTAAAGAAAAAATAATATTAACAGTGCCACATTTATTATCAGGCTAACCGTTCCTGCTACAATCAGTGAAAAATCAGTTATAAAATACCCGTGTAGCAACCAAAGCAAATTAGTTAGTAAAATGAGTGATAAAGAAT